AATAATCGAATTGTCCGATTGTTTTAAAATAGGAAACAGATCGTCTATAGTGACATTAAGCGCGTTCGCTATTTTAAATAAAGTATTCTTCTTTGGAGTTCTAAAACCTTTTTCATAATTAGCTATTGTTGTATTTCCCATTTCGATTAGATCGGCTAACTCCTTCTGAGTCAGACCTCTTTGATCACGAAATTCCTTTATTTTTAACCCAATGTAAATGGCTAATTCTTGATCAGTCATATTCATCACCTTTTTGTACATTTTATAGGTAAATTATAACAAATACTTCACGTTTTGAAAAGTTTTTTTATTTTTTCGATAAAAAACTATTGACACTTCACGAAACGTGAAGTATAATATAATCAAGGTTAAGGAATTAACCTAAAACAAAAGAAAGGAAGGACAGTATGCTAAAGCGAAGGCAAAAGAAAAAAGACCCTTGGTTGACACAACCAAGAGCCACAGTGATAGCGGCGATCATAGCGCTAATCGCCGTGATACTTCAACTCTTATTTAAATAAGAGTTACGCACGAAGATGTAGGAGGGGCGCAAGCCCCAACCCTACGACTTAAGTTTAGCATACTGTCCAGAGAAAAGCAATGGACGACAAAAAATGGGAAATTGGCGGTTTGATCGCAGTAGGAGCGATTATTGTAATTGTAATTTTAAATTTAATTAAGTAGGAGGTGTAGAAAAATGGCAAATGAAGTAGAAAAAACAGCCATCAATGAAGTATTGAGGACTGTTACACTAATCAATAAAAGGTTTGAAGAAATCGTTGAATTACAACGTCAACAAGATCTAGCTATTTTTTATCTTCGTGGTGTTCTTGATGCAAAGGATCAAGACTCTTAATTTTCTAATTTAGATAGGAGGTGAAATAATGCAGATTCTGCTATATAAGTTGAGAAAAGAACACGGCCTTTCTCAAAGAGAAATGGCAAAATTGATAAATAAAAGTGAAGTTTCTTATCGAAATAAAGAATTAGGGAAGACGGACTTCACTCAAAGCGAAATGTTTATAATCGCTCAACATTTCAATAAAGAGTTGGGCGATATATTTACACCCTGAACTTCACGAAACGTGAATTTAAGAAAGGAGAATTCATGAATGAAATGATTTTGTCGGACAGCATATCTCAAATTGAACTAGAGATAAATTATCACAAACAAATTGCTGGTCAGTCCATTTGGGAAATTGGTAGGCGTCTCAACCATGTTAAAGAAAACGATCTGGCTCATGGTAAATTTATGGAATGGTTGAATAAGATCAATCTTAATTGGCCAGAGGCGAACAGAATGATGAAGGTTGCAAAAGAACTTCCAAATTACTCAACGTTGAGTAATTTAGGTAGCACCGCACTTTACCTCATCGCAACTCTTCCAGAAGAAGAAAAGCAAGAACAGATCCAACGAATTGAGGACGGTGACACCCCTACGGTGCGAGAGTTGCAGGAAGTTAAGAAGAAACTCAAACTAACCCAACAAGCGAATGAGCTTCTAAGAGGCGAGAATGAGGCTTTAAAGGCTTCTAAAGTCGAGGTAAGGGAAACAATCAAGGAAGTTGTTCCAGACGATTATAGAGCCACACGGGAGCTAAATAAGCGATTGCTAGTGAAGAACCAAGAACTATCCGACAGCATGAAGGCTATGGAAGTGCGTTCTGAGTTTATCAATAACAAACTAAACGAGATGATGGCCCAGCGTGCAGAGGCTGATAAGAAATCTGCTCAGTACGATGAATTGACCAGAGCGATCGAAGAATCACAAGGACAACTCAATAGCGTACAAAAGCAAATCTCAGCTTACAAGAACATCACAAGCCTGTTGCAAAAAGGAAATGACTTCTTGGCAAACATGGGCGGTCTGATCTACGCTGATGAAAAGAATGTCTTGAAAGCGGACGGAATCGTCCGAGACGAATTTGATAGCTTCATCAGCCGAGGGTTGAGATTTTTCAACGACCTGAACGACATTCGCAAAGAAAACAACATTTTAGAAGGAGAATTTGAATAATGAATGAAGTGACAATTCAACCTACCGAGTTAGTGGTAGAAGACGCAATGATCCATGCGCTCCAGGAATTGAAAAAGCTGAAAGAAGGCCAGTCCATCTTATCAGCCGATGTTGATTATCTGAAGAATGAGCAACCGGTCAACCCTTCGGTTTGTCTGGCATTGGAAAAAATGCGTAAGAAAAAAGTCGTGGCATTGTTAGGTGGTAAAGACAGCCAGGCATACCGTGACCGACATTTCGCACAATCCGTATTTTCACAGGCTGCTAAAGACTTCAAGGACTACTTCCGTATTCCACGCTACGACTTATTGAAGCGCAAGGACGAGGAAAAAGCTTTCGACTATTGGGATAGTTGGGAGCCATCAGCAAATACCAAGCTAGAAATCAAAGCCCGCAACGGACAGATGAGTTTAGTCGGGTAAGGAGGCTTACATGGTTCTAGAATTATTTGGAACTGAATTTAAAGATAAACTCTTTGAGGAGCTGGTTTCACTCAACATCAAAGCTATGGAAGAAGCTAAGCGTAGATCAAGCAGACATATTACATGGGTGCCGATCAAACAGCTACAGGAAGCTACCGGATGGGGTAGAACTAAACTAGAAGAGTGGAGAGATCAAGGGAAATTTCAATTTCAACAGTCCGGAAAGGGTGGGAAGTATCTCTACAATTTGGAAGATGTTCAGCGATTCTGTCGAACACTACAAAAATAAAAAGCACCCTTTGAAAAAGGCGCTTTGAAAGAACTATAACTTAATTATAACACAGGAATTATTTTTATAAAAGAATATTGGAGGAATTAAAATGTTAGCAGAAATCTTAGTCGGAGTATTAATCATCGTAGTCTTATTTCAAATGATCATCATCAGCTCAATTAGCGAGCGATGCAAAGAATCAAAACGAGAACTGAAAAAAATGATTGCTGAACAGCAACGCATTCAAGAAGCACGAGAAGCAATGCGTTTCGGATATCGTAGATAGGAGCTAATTTATGGCAGAAAACAACACAATCCTGCCTCACGATCTTCTTGCTGAACAAGCAGTAATCGGATCAGTATTCGTTGATCCAGATAAAATCCTAATTGCTTCAGAGTACCTCACAAAAGAAAGCTTTTACAAGCTATCACACGGCATTGTCTTTGGAATTATGGAAGATTTGTCGGACAAGGGAGAACCTATCGACCCCGTATCAGTTAAATCAGCTCTTGATTCAATAGGAGAATTTGACCGAATTGGTGGGATGGCATTTTTAGCCAGTCTCATCAATGCTGTACCAACCAGTGCTCACATTGAGCATTATGCCAAGGTTGTAGCCGAAAAAGCGAGAGCACGAAAGGTTATTGAAGACCTCAATCAAACAATAGCTAACGTATATGATGGTCAATCAGATCTAAATGACATACTCGTTCAAACCGAGCAAGCTTTGTCAAACATAGCAAACGACAAGCAGACTGGCTTCCGTCCAATTATTGATGTCATTGATTCCACGCAGTCAATTATTGACGAGCGCTCACAACGTGTTGGTGATGTAACAGGGACACCAACAGGCTTCACAGACTTTGATAATATCACGACTGGTCTACATACCGACAATCTGATTATCCTTGCAGCAAGACCAGCAATGGGTAAAACAGCTTTCGCTCTTAATATCGCCCAAAATGTAGCAATACGAGCTGGAAAACCAGTGGCAATCTTCTCTCTTGAAATGGGGGCTGAAAGTCTTGTAGAGCGTATGCTCTCAGCAGAAGGCTTGATTCCATCGTATCATGTCAGAACAGGGAATCTCTCTGAAAGTGAATGGCGCAGGATGATCCTGGCACAAGAGCAACTTGCAAAAGGAAAAATCTATATTGACGATACAGCAGGAATTCAAATCGCTGAGATTCGTTCCAGAGCCAAGCGATTGTCTCAAGAGACCGGTGGCCTTGGATTGATCGTAATTGACTACCTTCAACTGATTACTGGTAGAGGTCGAGAAAATCGACAGCAGGAAGTTTCTGAAATTTCAAGGCAGTTAAAAATATTAGCCAAGGAATTGAAAGTTCCAGTAATTGCATTGAGTCAGCTATCTCGTGGGGTTGAGCAACGAAACGACAAAAGGCCCGTGCTCTCAGATTTAAGAGAGTCCGGTTCGATCGAGCAAGATGCTGATATAGTCGCATTTCTCTATCGAGAGGCCTATTACAAACGTGAAGAGCAGGAAGAACCTGATA